GGATCTTTAGAACCGCTATGTACGATTCTGAGACGAACAAACTGCGCGCTGCTGTATCTCTGAGCTGTTCCGCCGCTTGTATAATCGTACTGAGTAAAATCAAAAGTCAAACTGGAAGCGTTACCTGTTGCTGCCTTTGTCATTTCGAGATGAGTAGAGTCAGTGATTGATTCAATATAAGTATCAGCAGGAATGGTGCCTACTGTGTCATCTGGATCTATCTTGTCGCCTTGTCTAAGGGTTGCTGTGGCCGTGAGCGTGAGGGTTTTGTCACTGCCAGCAGTGGAGCCCCCTCCTGCTTCCGTGATCGTCGTTGCTGTTGTGTTTAGGTGAGTAAACAAGATCCGGTTATCAACGGCACCATCGATCGTGTACTTTGCGATCTCGCGAACGTTCTCGTCAAAATCGGCATTATCTGCGATCTCTAAAGTGACATCAGTGATCCCGATCGAATTAAAGTTGTGTCCCAAAATGAGAAGAGAGTCGAAGCTGATAGCTGTCGCAAAATAGAAATTGAAATACTTTGGGCTCGTAGATGCAACGCCTGTGGTACTAGTTACGATGCTACCGATACTATCATATGCGCGTGTAGCAGGCTCGCTCGCTAGCGTCACATCAGTCCCAGTATGGGATCCGGTTGTTGTCCAATGTGCGTCGGTTGGATTACTAGCTTGCTGAACGAGCATCATAGGTTTGTCATTAGTAAAACCTGTTTGCTCTGCTGCGGTTATGTCTGCGCTTGAGAATGCCATTAGACTACAACCCCTTGAACTCTCAGATCGCGCATTGCCGGGATCAAGTTCTGCCTAATGTATCTTTTCATTTCAGCGCGGCTAGGGGGAACAGCGGTGTTGATTGTCATATTGACACTAGAGCCGCCGCCGGATCGAGCAGCGTCGACGTCTCGTTTTGGGATCACATATTCTCCAGGGGTTAGCATGGCGGGCACGCTGTCTCGTCCTGCGACTCCGCCTGTTACAAGCCCGCCCTGCGCCATGCCTTGGATCTTCCCGGATGGGAGTTTAGAGATATAGCCTTGAAAAACACTCATCGCGAGCGCTCCCAAAATAGCCCCCGAGATCAAACCAAAAACACCTTTACTGGCGACCTCGCCAGCTATCAGCAAACCTATAGTTTTGACAGCGTATGCCATTAGACTTTGTTTGATCACCTCGATCGTCAGCCACAGAGCTTGCTGCATGATCTCTGCAAATGCATGCCCTGCCTTCTTTTGACCTTTAACAACATCAGTGATTACAGATCCCATTTTGTTACCGATGGTCATTACCAAATTGGGAATATTGGCAAGCATGTTTTCGTATACTTGAGTTTCAAGATTGAGCGATTTTTGATGCGCAAGCTGAGCTGCGTGCAAAGCCTTTAGCTTTTCAGCGGTAAGTTCGACCTTGTCATGTTGCAAATTGAAATCTTCTTTTTCGAATAGAAGAAATGCCTCGTGCATAGATACAGCTTGGTCAATAAGCTCTTTCATCAGCGGGATGTTATTCTTATCGACAGGGAATTTGAAATCCACACCAACCTTCGCAAAAGCAGCCTCAACATCTTTCGCAACTTTCGGTAGCGTTTCAGCGCTGAGAGTTTGCGCTTGTCTCGAAACGAGATCTAGATCTCGCTCTAAAGTTTCAGCGATTAACATTCCCTCTTTGCGACTCTTGCCCTCTAGAGCTTTTCTGTAAGCCTCTTGTATTTGTGGACCTAGCTTACCTAGTCGCTCTCTGAATGCGATCATCCGCTCTTCTGCTGTTTCTGTTTTGGTTTCGCCCATCGCATCAGCAGCAGCACCGGCTGCTTTCACAGCGGGCAAATATCCCTTATTGATCAATGCCTGCAGCGCAACCTTTTGTGCCTCAATACGATCTGAATAATCTTTGTGCGCATCGGCTGCGCCTTTTACTCTCTTCTCAGCAGCGTCGTAGATAGTTGCCATTGTCTCAATTCGCTCATTGAGAATCTTCTGACCTTTCTCTGTGAACTCGATCGAGAGCATTGCCATAGACCACGCCCCCACGAATTTTGAGATCGACATAATCGAGAGATCAATTGTTGACGTTAGCGCGTGCCAAATTGTGTTGGCTTGATTGAGACCGAAAGCGATACCCTCAGTGATGGCTTGTGCAGCTTTGAAAAGGAATTGAACAATCTTAGTCGCAATTAGCTTTCTGTTATTTTCTAGAAAATCTTTTGCACCTGTTACAGCCGGTTCAAAAGCTTTTCCGATTGCTGTGAAAGCAGCTAAGAAAGAACTCCCCAGGGTAGCCTGTATCGATTTGAGACTAGTTCGCATGCGACCAAAAGATCTAACGAGAGGATCAGACTCCCCGCGCAAATCGATGGCAGCTTGTACAGAAGAGCTTAGAGCAGAGGTCACAAACCGAAAGCCTTTCGACAAAAGCTCAACGCCTTGATTCACTGCGATAACAGCAAAGCCGAAAGCCTTGAACCCTGCTTGTACTTTCTTAAAAGCGGAATTGATTAGGCCTGCGCGTTGAGCAATACCGGCAACAGCTTTTGAAGCCTTATCTTTGACAAATACGGTGATCCCTACTCTTTGCTCTGACATGCCCTATCGTCCTTTTTTGCGACTAGTTGCGCGCTGTTGTTTCTCGATTTCCTTTTGCTGCCGCTCTGCGCTCTTTCTCTCGACCTCGTTTTTCAGTTGCGTCAAAAGCGTAAAGCTCTCGATCACATATGCAGGTTGATCAAGCAGACCAGATCCACCAAAAGGCAAAACCTGAAACTCCCTCCACTCAACCCACCAACCGATTACCATCCAGGTCTCTTCGTCAATTTGAGACCAGGGACATCTGCGCAGGCTAGGCATCCAAACCCACGAGATATTAGCATTATCAGACGAGTCGCAATTTCGAACAGATCTCAACTCGTCCCCGTCCTCGAACTCCTCGCCTTTGCATTTTGAACATCCCCATTTCAGAGTCCGTTCATCGCCGCTCAAAAGCATTCGGGCGGCGATCTCTATTTTTTTCTGAGACCTTCCTTCAGTACGCTGATCTCAGTTAGCCCCGCATAAAGCGCATCGATCATCGCCGGTTCACCTCGATCATAGACCTGCTCCCCGTCCGAAATTGCGACGCCTTTGATATCTGAGTAGTTGTGAACAGTGACAACACGATCTGTCATGATAGAGCGCACAACCTTCTCAGCCTTTGCGTAAGCAATCTTTGAGCCCGCTTTGACGTTGAGCATCACGCGCTGATAGCTGCGCAGCTCTTGACCTGTCATCGGCAAGATTTCAGCCCATACTTGATCTGATTCTGGTTTGTCTCTGTTGTCTTCAATGTCGGGCACAAACTCGACAGCTGTATCTTCCATGATTTTTCCCCGTTTAGTTGTCTCAATTTGAGACGGTTATGATGCATTCCATTCAAATGTCATCTCATTATTGGACGCAGTAGCCAACGCAGTAAAAGGAATTGCGATTGTTGCTTCTTCCGCTTCTGGGATTTCGATACCAGCAAAACCAAGCTCAATGGCAGGTAACGTGATGATCTGTTTTAAACCGCTAACGTTGCCTAGAGTCACAGTGAGAGCAAGAGTCTGAAAAGTAGGAGCGGGCCCGACTGTGTCAGAGGTAGGATTTCCGATTGCGGGGCGGGCTAGCTGGTAGCGCTTCTGAAACTTGGTCAGGGCGGCACTAGTGGCTCTAACTGTTACAGTCCCCGCGATATCTCTAAATCCCTCGATGAAATTGCTCGTGCCCTTTTCTGCGAATTCATCACTGAGAGGTTTGATGCCGTTGTTTACGGTTAGATCAAACGAGGTAACGTTTAGAGTTGTCTCGCTGTCTAGGCTCAACGTTCCTGAGATTCCCGTAATGGGATCGCCGTGTGTTGTGTATGTCCCGTCTGGCGTGTGGGGCGTAACAGCTTTTGATGTTGCATAGCTCCGGCTCGTAGCTAGTCGAACATCGGTTGCGCTGGTAGAGCCCGCAACAACTGTTCCATCAGTAGCAGTCACATCTGCAATCGCAATTAGCGACCCCGGCATAAAGTTGGTTCCGCCTGATGCAACTGTGAGACCCTTGCCAGAACTAGTTGCATCCGTTGTCGCAGTTCCGGTCAGAGCATATTCACACGCGCCGCCCGAAAATGAGATCGTTACGGGATCCCCTCCCGACGCGCTCACAGTCATCTCATCAACCCAGCAACCAAAAACCTCTTCGCGCATGACATCCTCAGATAGGCGAGCCATCTGAAAAGTGTTCAGCTCAGTAGCAAGAGAGTAGGTTGTTGTTGCTACAGATCCCATCGCACATTCAAGCAGCGGCGCGATGTTTGGAACCGCTCCCGATTTGGGACACATGTAGGATTCAACAGACCAAGAAACCTCTTGTTTTCCTGTTATGCGACCGAGAGCAGATCGTGTTGCTCGTGCATCGTTTCGATTCTCGCGAGCTACAGTGAATTCCATAGCACTGCTGACAACCCGCGCAGCATTACTATCAGCTACATAACGCGGTTGCGATGGTGTGCCGTAGTTTGCTGCGGGTGTATTAATCGTTTCAAGTTTGCAAAAAAACTTGATGTCACGTCCTAGAATAAAAGCCATGGCTTACTTCTCCTCTGTCTCGTTTTGGGATTTGCTAGAAGCCTTCTTTGGCTTCTTAGGTTTCGGGGTTTCGGCAGTAGCCCATAGGCCACTAGAGATCAGAGCTTTGCCTTCGTCTGATTCGCATTCTAGGATATCGCCATCTTTAAAAAGACGCCCGCCCATAACCATACTTGAGTGCGCTGTGTATATGAGTTTCATTCTGGGACTCCTATGATGCTGATGATGTTCTGAGGTAACGGACATCAACATTCAATAGCATAGATCCAAACCCGCCTGCATCAGGCGACCCCTCGTCCGTCTGTGCCTCTGTAACTGTTGTCGAAATTGCGACAGATCCCCGCGTAGTATCTACAGCTAGAGCTGCAATAACATCATCTAAAAGGTTGTTGAGCTTTGTTGCTCTATCGCTCTGTGTGTTGCCTGCTATGTGGCAAAGGAGAGTAACTGATAGAGTGCATTCAATATCGTTAAACGGTTGATAAGCTAAACGCTCACGTACAGGCGCGTAGCCTATGAAAGGCTTTGCACCGCTACCCATATCGCCAAACGATTTTGCGACAGCCTCAACAGTTGCAACGGTTGTTTTGTACCCGTTGCCTGTAGTGATTGTTTCGAGAGTTGTCCCAATATTGGACAGGATAGTTGTGCGTCGAGGAGTTCCCATTATCGGACCTCAAAGACTGATCTACCTGCGATTACATCTACAGTGTTATTGCCGATGATCTCTTCTATGTCCGGCGCAGATTGCGCAGCTGCATAGCTGATGTATCCGGTTGATGGGATATAGACAGACTTTGGCAGAACGTACTGAGTAACACCGTTTGCCCAAAGTCTAGGGGCACCACCACCGTACACAGAACCCGGTATCATTTTGAGACCGGACATGTTCTTAGGGCTTCCAACGTTTCTAGCTGCTCTCGTGAGAGGAATAGCTAGGCTTCCCCCTGGCCTGCTGCTTTTTACTGTGCCGCCTGTTTCGTGAATCGATGCATAGGGTAGATCTGAGTAAGCGCCAGCAGTGATCATGTAGTCACTGGTTTTAATGAGTGTCGCATTCCAGGAATTAGCTAGCGTGCCTGTAGATCTCTTATTGAGAAATTGGCGCGTCGATTTATCCAGGTAGAAAGCAGCAACCTCTGCAGCCTCTAACGCAGACGACTCAAAAGCGATAGGTAGGTTGCGCTTTATGTTTCTGAATATCTCGCCTAGATCATTCTCTATATGGATACTTGAAAACGCAGAGGGCTTGCCTGCAGTGCGCGGGCGTATTGCGGGCGGCTTTTTTTTGCCGCCGCCGCTGCCTTTCACAAAGCGCCCTTTGCTATCGCGTTGCGCTGGCATTACACGTCATCCCCGTTGATGTCAGAGTCGTCACCTGTGCCGGGATAATCAAACGAACCCGATCGGGCAAACGGTAGGATGAAATCAGAATCATCTTCAATCGTCTCTTGTCTGTCTCTTGAGAAACTACCCTTGTATCTTGCGCCAGCGTTGCCGCGATTAGCTCGCAGAAGTTCAGCTAAGAGCTGTCGATAGTTCTCAACAATAATAGATCGATTCGCTGACATGCCTGCAGCGTTTCGATCTATCGTTCTGTTGTATTTGGCTATGATTGCCCGGCAACAGGCGATTGTCGCTAAATTGACATCATCGTTATGCTCAGTGAGCAGAGCGCTGATTGTCTCATTTTGCAAAATCTGATCATTGGTGTCGACATCGCCTAGCTTCAATCTGACCTTGTCCAGATTGGTAGATAGAGATTCGCTAAACGACCATGTCATGATCAGACCTCGTGTTTCACATTGCGACGTCTCTTGCGTTTTGGCGGCGCAGTCCTCGTGTCCAGATCAACCCAGCGGATCCATCCTAACGATTTGTGCGCTTCGAAATTGCGAAAGGTCCAAGTTAGGGCTTCAGGTACTGGGTCGCCTATTTTGCGAATCTCGTACCTGTCGCCCTCAACCTTGACTGTGAGTGGTTTCCCCGCAACCCACATCAGGATCAGGTATCCACTGTTACAAATCGCGCACCGAGAACAGAGCTGACTTGTTTGTGGTCATACGCCATTTCCATTTCAATGCGGTCACTGCGAAGTTGATCCATCCTAAAACGAGACACACGCTGACCGTCTGGGCCTGCGCCCTGGTATCCTGTCCACGCAAACGAGTAGCCTGCTGATGGTGTCATCAGACCAGGGTTATCAGGTACGTGCAGAACGAGCGCGGTATCAGTGGTGAAGATTCGCGAAACGGAATCGGTAGCACCTTCAAGCGCACTGTTGTAAACGCCGCGAGCGACGATCACTTTTTTCATTCCGAGAAGCCCCGCAAGAATATCCTCTGTTACGATTCCCTCTTGCGTGTAGCGAATTCGGTCAACGACGTCGGCGCTATTTTTCAAGGCATTGAACGCCGCAACACCGAGGCAGATCACGTTCCCACGAAAACCAGTCTTAGCCTCGATAGAATCCGCTTGCGCTTCGATGTCCTCGATCGGTGTTGCACCGCTCGCATCCCACTTTGTGCTGGGCGTGATGTCAGATCCGGTTGTTGAACCGGTCCAAGATCCGCCGCTGAAAAAGCTGCTTGCCCAATCAAGATCCCGCTTGATCAACATTTGTTGTGTCAGAAA